AACTAACCGACGAGTGTAATGCCTTACACAACAAACGATGCGCCTATCAACAAGCAAATACTGCAAAAGCACACAAGATAGGTGAAGCTCTGTGTAGAATACCGAATCCCCCGCTGTACAACATGGCGAAAAGGATTCTCCCCACTACGCAAGTCCTTGCCAAGATGGAGATGACCGGGATAAAGGTCGACCGCGAATATATTATAAAATTGAAAACGGAGATGGATAGTTATATCGCTAGTTCTGAATCTTTATTCGCAGATATGATCCCCGTCGGTCTCGAGAATTTCAATCCGGCAAGCACACAACACGTTGCCAAAGTTCTCTTTTCGACAGGCTACATAAACCCAGAAGACCAGCAAGTCATATGCTACGCAGGAAAGATAGAGCCCGAAAAAACTGATAAAGGAGCCATTTCAACGGGCGCTAAGTTCCTGAAACTATTGGCACTAACACATAAGTGCAAGTTCAGTGAAGCAGTCCTGGAGTTCCGCGCTATCAGTAAAGCTCGAACAACTTTCGTGGAGAACATCGAGGTCTTGAGTAGGGAGGATGGACGACTACATTCCAACTTCCACCAACACAGTACAGCTACGGCCAGACTTTCCTCAACGGAGGAAAACATGCAAAATCTTCCAACGAAGATGGGCCGTCCTCCGTTTCAATATAACATCAAACGAATATTCATTCCCTCCTATGAAGACTACGTATTTGTAAACACGGACGCTAAAGCTGCCGAAGTGCGCATCTATGCCGCTTATAGCAAAGATAAAGCTCTCATCGCCGCACTCAACGACGGGATGGATCCGCATAGTTTCTTTGCCTCTACTGTCTATAACGCAGCGAACGTTCTACAAGGCATCCCTAAACACCTACATCGAAATGTCCTTACCACTATCGGTATCGACGAACATCATGCTTGGAACTATGAAGACTTTGAAGCTCGAGACACCCTCAAGAAAACAGACAAGGTTTACGGGTCACAACTGGATGCCCTCAGAAAGAACATCAAACGAGTCGTGTTCGGTATTCTCTACGGGGCAGCTCCCAAGAAAATCTCTGGTATCGTCGGGATACCGGAAGAACAAGCCGATGCCATCATCCGAACCCTTTTCAATATGTTTCCTTCAATCAAGGACTACATCAATATAACCAAAGAACAGGTTCGACGCATGGGTATTGTTGAGACTTTCTTGGGTCGAAGAAGACACCTCAACTTAGGTAATCTACCTGATTATTTGAAGAGCCGAGCAGAGAGACAAGCCGTTAACTTCAAAATCCAAAACACAAGCGCGGAACTTGTGTTAGAAGTCCTCTGCGCTACTTTCCCCGTTATCCATCACGACTTCAACGGAAACGTATTGAATACAGTACACGATTCATTGGTCTTCGAGATCCCCAAGAAATACGTACATCAAATGCCTGACTTCATTAACGACTACGGAATGAAACAGATAGCAAAAAAATACCCCTGGCTACCGGTACCTTTCACCTGGGATGTCAGTGTAGGCCCCACATACGGAGACCTTATGTCCGTTGAGTCGTACCTATCAAACAATCCTGAGATACAGAGTGACGAGGACGACTATATCGACCTCGAAATTCGGAATGAGCTCTACGACGAAGCAACTCTGGGGATGCACCGACAGGCTTCGTGACCAACGGTCACTCCTGCCAAAACTTGAGGTCGTTCATTATTACCTTCGCAGCTAACCAACCAAACAACCCTGCGTGGAGACAGTCGTCCGGACGCTGTGGCGAGTGTCTCCACACTTTCCTCCCCATCATTGTTACATCTTCATACTCATTCAAAATATCTGCTAAGGCCGTTGCCATCTCTTCCTTAGGAGCAAACTGCACCAACTTCTTCTTCAAGAGCATTACGTAGTTATCTATAATCGTCGTGCGGTCCAACAGATACCTATCCTGTCCATTCCAGTGCATCGCCTTAGCCGACGCCCCGTATTGAACCTGTGTCACCCTGTTCGGACCCAGGGCAGTCCGCAGAATGTCGTTCGGAACACTACCCTCTCCCGCATCGCCTATCACGTAGGACACACGATACATATTACAGACCCGCACGATTTCTTCCACAGAGTTCACAGGGTTCTCGCTAGGATAAATTCGGTAGTACAAACAGCGCAGTAGTTTATCCGAATGACGAATACCCCATAACCAAAGAACCGTTCGAGATACGCCCCTAGTTCCTCCTCCAGACCAATCTACCCCGGCCACCACCATCGACATATCTTCCATATTCTCCGGCGTAGGAGTCACTGAAAGGTTCGGACCCGTACATAACGCCTCGAGCTCTTCTTTCGAGATCATGCGGGCGCCTATCGAATCCGATACCCCGAGTACTTCATTCCGAAATTTGGTAGGAGGTAAATTCTCTCTTTTATAAAGAACGTCTTTCCACTGTTTCTCCGCAAAACGAACTAGGTCCTGACTATACCCAGCCTTCTCTACCGCCAGCGGATTACAGTCAGGCATAGAAGGCTGACATATATGAAAACCTTTTAAGCGGTCATCTTCATCGATAGGCGAATTTGCTGAAAGCGGAGCTGCAGTGTCTATCCATTGTCCCGCGAAAGGATTTAAATACGCACTGCACTTGAGACAAATAATCCCCTTCAAACCTAAACACTTCTCCGAATCCGCATACTGGTACGACCCACAACTATCGCACTTCATCACCCATTCTGTTTGAGTGCTCTGCTCCCACAAATACTGGATAGTGTTCTCCATGGTCTTGGGAGTACCCGCATAGGTCTCGTACGCGTACTTAGACCGCGTCAAGCACTCATTCCCGATCACGATAACCGGGTCGTACAGCAGGTCCTGGACCTCGTCATACACATTCCGGTCGGTCGAGAGTCCTCGAAGACGATCTGCGTCGTCCAAGGCATACGCAAAAGCCATCTCCGAGCCGTTTGTAAACTGCTTATGCAGAACTCGATCTGAAAGTTCTGGACTCAGAAACTTCCGATTGATAATAGGAGAGTAGCGCATGACCTTGGTAACACGAGAATTCGAAAAGCGCATCGTTTGCTCTTTGGAAGGCGTTATGAATAAAACGGAAAAATGTGGTATAAGAGAACACTCAGCAATGCCGAAATTTGCCAGCGTCGTAGACTTAGCTACCTGCCGACTTGTTTTTAGTAGCGTGCGTCGCCAACGCCCGTCATAAAAAGCACGATGTGCAGGCCACATATCCAAACGGAAAGGCTTACCGTTTAAATGTAACCAAGCTTCACAAACATCCGAAATAGTCGCAGAAATATTTTTCATACAAAAAAAGGATAACAGAAAATGGCCACAAACAACAACGAATCTTCCCAACTGTCATACGCAGAACAATACGACATTCCCCGCATGACTATCGGTCAGATCAAAGAAGAGCTGGAGTTTAGTTTTACCCAGCGTCTCTACCGCGGAGTATACTGCATTGTCGGGGAAGCAGGCCTGGGTAAATCTCAAGCAGTACACCAGGCAGCAAGAAACTTGAATGCTCGTGTTTGCGATATTCGAACTGCACAGTTCGGCCAATTGGGGGCGGGTGTTCCTTCCGTAAAAGACGTGGACGAGAATTTCTTTAAAATTAAACTCCCCACAATTTTCCCTAAGGAGGGAGAAAGAAGCATCGTCCTATTCGACGAAATCAATCAAGGCCTTCAACACGCTATCGCTATGTTTTTTAGTGTGATTGAAGACCGTATTATTTACGACTACAAGCTTCCCGATGACTGTCTTGTAGTAGCCTGCATGAATCCAGCGACTGCATCCTACGCAGTAAATCAAATCGAAAACAACGCGGCGCTTAGGCGCCGATTGAAATTCGTATATGCTATCCATTCCCCCGAAGCGTGGTTGGTCCACGCACGAACTCGAGAGTTTCACTACAGCGACCGCAAATCTCCCGCAGTTCAAACTGCAGAAGTGCGGGAGCTCTATAAGACGAATCCCGAGAAGGCTGACCAGCTAAATCAGGGTATGCCTTGTCACGACCACATCCGAGCTTTCATCGGCACTTCTCCGATAATGCTGTATGATGAAAGAACACAAAAGGCTAATAAGCCATTCGCTTGTCCGGCTTCGTGGCAGACTATCTCTCTCGAGTGCTACGCAATGGAACAAGCTGGTATTGCCTTGACTAGCAGTCGCGCCGAAAACAGGTTTGGAGCAACACTGAATCTTACAACCGCATCCCAGCTTCGAGCTTTTATCGAGGACAACCAAGTTGTATTATCTCCCGTCGAATTCTTAACAGATATTCGTACATTCCTAGAGAAATTCGAAGCCGTAAAGACTGCG